CACCCCCCAACGACCCGACCCAACAAGGCACAAAAAAGCCCCTCTTTCGAGGGGCTGAGTGACAAAGGGGCTACCCCCTCAACTTCACGCCTCGGCAACGTGTGGGGCTAGTCTCGGCGCTTCCTCGGCAAATCCGAAGTGCGTCATGCGGTCAACTACGCGCTTGCAAAGATCGGCATGAATCTCGGACACTGGAATCAATGCCCCGTCACGATTGCACGTTGCCCACTTAATTTGGATCAAGACATTGTGCATCGGGTTTTGATACTCAGCATTCTGAGTGACCTTCAAACGTGAGCGCATTGTAAGAGCTTGCGTGAAAGCCACCCATAGCACGATTTTTTCAAGTTCAATCGTGCCAGCGTGTTGACGGTATTCGAGTGTCTCATGTTTGAGATATGCCGTCAAATTGAGTTTGCGGTAGCGCCAATGATCACCGCGGCGAACCGTGCCAATGTCAGAGTTGATTGAATCGTTTAAAACGTCACGATTTGATTTGCACCAATACGCATTTGAACCGCGGCGGCTTTTAGGCATCATGCAATCGATCGCTTGCTCACTTTTCACGATTAAATTTACAGCATATTGCAAACGCTTTGCTGTGAACTTTTTAGCGCAATGGTGAACGTGCAGACCGCACGTTTTGTTCACCGTGCAACCGAACTCTTTCAAGATATCAGTCACAATTTTCAGCTCTCGAAACATTTGCTTTGGCTCTAGTGGCGGTGCGACAATTTCCATCATTTTCCAACAGCTCGAGCCGCGCAAACTGCCGTCTGTCTCAATTTTCCAGTAATCCTTTGTTCCCGCGCCCCAACTCTCTTCTTTCAAGCCAACCGCGGTATTGAGCACCTCTAAGAGTTCGTGGTATGCTGGCAAGGGTATGGCAAGTTCCATTTCAACGCCACATTTACGGGCTAACATTGTGGAGGCTATTTGATCTAGTTTTTCGTTATTCATTTGGTCTATTTTTTCGTGTGGATTATATCGACGTTTGGGCAACATGCCGCCGCCGATAGAAAGAGAAGAGCAAAAACAGGCTACCCCGTCAATGCCTTTTTTCAATTAGGCGTAAAAAACTGGCTACCCCATTTCACAAAACAGGCTACCCCATCGGAAAGAATACCCCGCCGATACCCCGCTGAGATGGATCACACCACGCCGCAAACAAATAAGAGCAACGCGCTAGTCACTATAGCGTGCGCCTCATCGGAGGGGAGGAGGGGGTCAACAATTTTTGTCGCGTTCTCTCATTATAATACATATACAGCCCTACAAAAAATAGAAATGAGATTCCCGACATATCAAAGATGCGGAGTGATAGGGTCTTGCCAACGTCGCTTCGCTCCTAAGACCCCCAGACTCACCTATGGTTCGATTATAACATACGTGTCAAGCTTGTCAAGCCTTTTTTGGGGTGTTTTTAGGGGTGATATTACGTAAGGTGTTGATGTGTAGTGGATAAACTATTTTCAACTATTTTTAAAACAGGTCTTTTTGCCCTTCTTACCAGTGAAACATAACTGTAAACCCCTCGCCACCCATAGTGCCGATGACGTTGTATTCAATCCATTCAACGGCTTCCTCTGAGGACATTCCCATGCCTTCAAATATTGAAAGCATTTTATCATAACTATATATAAGGAATCCCTTATGGCATGATCCCACTATGGCTTCATCTAATCCGTCAAATCGGATTGCATCTGGGTCGCAGCAATTAAGTTGGTGTTCTAGGTCAATTGATTTATCTGTCATAGGGTATATTATATCATATAAATACAAGGTTGTCAAACTATTTTCTATGGGGGTTGACAGGTATGTTATGATGTAGTCATGTCAACTAAAGGATCAGAGCCAAGAACATTAAACAGGGACGCTGCTAAGTATCGTAGCAATTTTGATGGTATTAAGAAGGACACGCGTAAGGCTTCGGACAAGCGTGAGGTTCCTGCTAGTGATTTGCCTACGGGCATTCGTTCACGGACAATCTACGGGGGTAGTAAGTAATGGAGGATGAGGATGATCCAGTTGATAAGCTAAAGGCTTTCATGGCGGAGCATTCTATAAACTATGCCTTTGCCATATTGGACGAGGATGGGGACTTGCGGTATGATTATAGCAACTGGCGTGTGGGCAAGATGTTGTTTGCTGACAGTCTCATAGATATGGCAGAGGAGATGATAATTGATGAAGCCATAGCTTGGAACGAAACAGAGGGGGATGACGACGATGAGTGAAGAATTAAGACTAGAAACTAAAGACTTCATTACCAAGAAGCTAAGAGACGCACAGGAAGCTACTGGTCAAAACAAGGCTTGGTGCTTGCGTGAGCCTAAGAAGTGGGCGCTGGTGGCACAGCACATTATTCAGAAGCCAAATGGGGTGAGTGAGTTCTTGCGTAACAACAAGATTACCCGCAACTTCTACTATGATGTACAGACAGAGCTGTTAGCAGATCCAGAGTCTTCGGAGATACGTAATGCTTGGGCATCTGAGATATCCTCCGTTTTGTTCCAAGGGCTAGACACATACCGAAAAGCTCAAGACAAGTACACGGATAGGGTTGAGAGTGGGGACATTGAGATTGACGGCAACGAGCTATTCAAGCAGGGTAAAAGCTTGCAAGCGTTCAACGACATTCACAGTAAGTTGACGGGCAACAACATTCAGCGACACGTAGTCGAGCATAAGACTACACTAGACGAGGCAGAGGAATACGCTCGTAAGATGCTAGAGGGCATAAAGGAAGTAGAGATTGTAGACTAGCATGAAATTTACTAAGCATCCAATTCTCAAGGGTCCGACCCCCGAAGAGATCAAGAAGCTGTGCTTTAACGACGACGGCTCTACGAAGCCAGAGGGTCTCAAGGCTCTCGTTGAAATACATCGTCAGCACGAGGATGCCGTAGCTAATGCTGATGCTGACCCATTGAACTTTGGCGTTTCGCTAGAAAGCTGGTCATATGCTGATGATATGCTAGACAAATACGATACGCTGATGATATTCGGAGGCAATCGTAGCTCAAAGACTGAGTATGGAGCTAGGAGCGTCGTGAAGGCTGCTTTGAAGAATCCAAAGTCTATTATCGTATGCTTTGCACAGGACGCTGACGCGTCCATTAGAACGCAACAGGCGGCGGTCTACAGGTATCTTCCGCCAGAGTTTAAGGTAAAGACTAAAGGTGTGCTGGAGTATTTGAACTACACAGTAAAGAACGGCTTTACAGGGCAGTCATTCATCCTACCTAATGGCTCACAGGTACTGTTCCATACATACAGCCAGTTCATTGCTAACAGGAGTAAGTTTGAGGGTCTTGAGCTAGGCTCTAAGACACCAGAATGGCACAACATTGGTCTGTGGCCAGACGAGTACCTTGAGGACGGAGACCTAATCCGCACCATGCGCTTCCGTTTAGCTACACGGGATGCCAAGATGTTATTAACGTTTACACCTATTGACGGCTACACGCCATTCGTAGCAGAGTTTTTAAAGGGAGCAGAGACAAGGAAAACACGCAAAGCACCATTGCTAGATGGCGAAGAGGTTCCAGTGACGCAATATAGCCCAGAGAAGGACGCAGGTATAGTATACTTCCACTCTGAGTTCAATCCGTTCGGCGGATATGAGCGTATTGCTAAGGAACTGAAGCACAGTACTAGAGACGAGATCCTTACTCGTGCGTATGGTGTTCCAGTCAAGAGTATGACATCTCTGTTCCCTCTATTTAACCAGAATGTCCATGTGCTTTCAGATGATGATTTTCCAGACCTGTCGGACAAGAAGCAGTACACGTGCTACCAAGTGGTTGACCCTGCTGGCGCTCGTAACTACACAAGCCTATGGGCAGGTGTAACAGGCGTAGGATCAGATACAGAGATTTACATCCGCAGGGAGTGGCCAGATCGTAAGACCTACGGACCTTGGGCTGAGTTTGGTGACCCATACTGGAAGTTTGGACCAGCATCTAAGAAGCTAGGCTACGATGTTGTCGGATATTGTGAGCTTTTTTCTGACATTGAAGAGGAACTAGGCATCCATCCATTTGAGCGCATTGGTGACTCTCGTTTCTTTGCCAATGAGAATGCAGACAATACTGACTTATTTGACCAGTTTTCTGCCCACGACTTTCACTATGTGCCGTCTATGGGTTCACAGGAGGAGCAGGGACTCACAGCTATTGATGACTGGTTCTACTACAACGTAAACTTGCCAGTAGACGCAGCTAACAAACCACGAGTATTTATCCATGAAGATTGTGGTAATCTAATCTATGCCATTGTAAATTATGGCGCACAAAAAAAGAAAGACGAAGCACTAAAGGATTTCATTGATTGCCTTCGCTATTTGCGAACAGCAAACTACGGACATGGACCAGAACACTACTCTGATGGCAAGCTTAAATGCTTGGTCAGTTCGGGGGGATATTAATCGTAACACTCACATAAACTCACATATTATGACAGAACCAGAACATGAAACCTGCAAGTCTATAGCAGAACAATTAGGCGGGACATACACAGCAATGCGTATTGGAAAGCTTCGTGCAGCAGTATGTACGGAAGAAGATATGGATGGCAAATACATCCTTCCTAGTGGTGTATTAAAAATTATGAATCAAATTAAAGGTGAAATTGATGTTATTGAAACAGCATCACCAGCAGTTGTTACTGTTAGAGTGTTACATCAACAGACTGGAAACCCCAGATTTATATTTGCTGAAGACCTTGAAACTAAAAAGAAGGTTGTAGTTTCAGTACCAAAACGCCAAAAAGATATTATTAATCAAAATGGCAAACGATTGAAAGTAAATAAAGGAGAGTTAGATGGACAAACATTCTACAGATATCCAGTTAGATAAATCATTTCTAACTAATAACGCAGCATATTGGATAGAAATTGATAGGCGAGTTAATAATCAAGAAATTAGTGACGAAGACCTTGAGGATTCTCTGGGATATGGAGATGAGACAATAATAAGAATACTTAGTGAAGCAAGAAACAAGACTGGGAGGTAATATGATACAATGACGGCAATGGCTATAAATAGAAATCAAGACAGCGACGAGGCAGAAGTTTATTTTGACGAGTTTGACTATGATCAGTTTAAACAAACTTTTGACGAGGACGTTGACAGTCTTGCTGATTTCATTAAACGATGCAGCGACTCTGCTGATATTCGCCATTGTCAATGGGCTGGAAAAACAAGTGATTTAAAGAAGTCTGGTGAAACAGCATTTCCATTTCAAAACTCAAGCGATACAGAGGTTCACTTAGCTGAATATCATATTGCTTCTCAAGTAGCAATCAATGAGAACGCACTTCGCAAGTCTTCAATTCGCGCTTATCCTCGAAACATTCAAGATGTAGCACGTTCCGCAGAGGTTACCGCATTTATGCGATGGCTCCGTGACGCTGGTATCAAGGACTTCTGGCAGCAAATGGAGAAGGCAGATAACTACGCACAAGAAAAATCTTTGCGAGTCGCATACTGCGACTATAAGTCTCCAACTAAACGTTCATACGAAAAAATCTTCGACCTAGAGGAAATTCAAAAAAGTTTCCCAGATGAAGCAGCAGATTACATTTCAATACTAGCAGATGAAGATCGTATTGATGAAGCACTTGAAGTATTTAATTCAATCCCAGGATGGGAAATTAATCAAAAGCGTGTAAAGAAAGCTTTGGGTGAACTAAGGAAAAATGGTACAGCAAAAATACCAGTAACAATTGAAGACCAAGGCGAGCCAGTTTTACAAGTACTTGCTCCAGATGAAGAGTTCTTTGCACCATCATACACAACAAATTTTAAAGACGCAGTTCGCTGCCACATTCGCAAGCCAATGACATCTCAAGAGATTCTAAGTCGCGTAAGCGCCGAGGAATGGGACAAAGATTGGGCAGAATGGGCAATAGAGAATGAGCGTGGCACACTTAACGCATTCCGTACAAGCAGCACAATACCAAATCCTCGACAGCCGACTTCCCTAGATGAAGACCGCGACTTGATTGATGTTGTCTTTACGTTTGAACGTTTAATTGACCGAGACGACCTGGCGGAGGGTGTTTACCTCACAGTCTGGAGTCCCGAGTTTGGTGATAGCGATGGGCAAGTTCCACCATTCGCCAAGCGCACGCTGCTCAGTGGCTTGCGCCAATTACCCTTTGTCGTGCAGTCTCGTAGTTACGATGCACGCACACTATACAGCGCACCAACAGTTCCTGAGCTGCTGAAGGCAAGCCAGAAGAACCAAAAGGTTCTCAGAGACGCAAACATGGATAACTCAGCTTACGAGGTGAGTCCTTCATTACTTGCGCCGCCAACGTGGGATCATGGTCGTCCAGGACCAGGTGGCGTATATGCTACCCGAACTGGTCAAGCACCTTCATATCTACAACGTAACACGAACTTTGGGGCTGTATTTAATTTAGAGAAAGAAATTGTATCTGAAGCAGATCGTCTAATTGGCCATGATCCACAAGACCCCATCTCAATTCAAATGCAAACTGCATCAATAAATCGCCATCTAAGTTTTGCTCAAGATGTATTGAAGCTTGTATATGAAATGTATAAGCTTAAAGGACCAAACGAATTATTTTTCAGAATTACTGGTCGTCCAGAACCAGTTCAGTTCGTGAAAGATGAAGACGAAACTGAAATGGATGTAACTGTAAGCTTTAATACATTGTATGACGATCCAGAAAAGATGGAGAAAATGGCAAATACAATTATGCAAGCGGCTCAATTAGATACATCTGGTCGAGTAAATAATGAGGCTGTTGTTGACTTCCTGCTAACTATGGCTGATCCAATGGCTGCTGAAACTATTCTTCTTCCCGCTGAAGTTGGAACAGACAAAGTTAAGAACGAAACTCTTTCTGATATTGCTCAAATGTCTGCTGGGATTGCACGCGCACCTGCTCCAAATGCTGCTGAATTACGTATGCAAGTTATTAGTGAATACGAATCAGAGCAACAGCAAATTCAACAATCTGGTCAAGTTGAATCTGTATTGTTTAGCAATCCTCAGTTTGTATTCCTACTTGGAGAATATAAGAAACAACTTGAAATGGTTCTCATGCAAGAACAGAATGGCACTGAGTTTGGTATCTACGGAACCGAAGCAGCAAGTGTTGGCAATATGGAAACCCAGAACTTAGAATCAAACGCATAATCGTGAACTTTACTGAATTTAAAAAACATCTTAACGATAATCCAGAAATTGGCCGCTGCCTCTATGAGTATTTAGAGGATCGTCGCGATCAAATGCTTTCACAGCCCTGGTATTCTCCTGACAAATATTTAGGAAACCGATGCCAGACAGTTGCTCAATTCCTTACAGCAGATTTGATGGAAGAATTTAATTTTAAAAAATACTCCCGCAAAGATTAGTGCTGGGAGGACTTATGGTATAATTTCACTAACAGCCTCCGCCTTGGCTGATTAACAATAGGTAGATATGACAGATACACTAGAAGCGGAGATCCCTGATTCCGAAGAAGCAATTCAGGAGACTAAAACACCAGAGCAGCGCCGACAAGATCTTTTACAAGATCGGATTGACAAAGCAATAGGTGCAACAGACGAACCAGAGCCAGAAGCTCCCGAAACCGAAGACGAAGAGGACGACGACAACGAAGAAGAAGTCGAAGTCCCCGAAGTTGATGAGGATGAAGAGGAAGAAAGCGATGATGAGTCAGACGTTCCTTCAGATGATGGAGGATTTGACATTGAGGATCTAAACGAGGAAGAGCTAGAAGCACTTACACAGCAAGTATCGGCAAAAGCGGGGAAAGCCCTGACTAAAGCTCGCTTGCTGGAAAAAGAGCGGAAAGAACAGATTGATTTCTTGGAAGAACAATTGAAGATAATATCTGAAAATGTTGCTACAAGTGACAATCCTTTTGGTAACATTAGATCAATAGATGAAGCGGATTACGCAATTAAGCAAACTGAGGTCAACATTAAAGGTTGGAATCGAAAGCTAATTACGGATCGGGTTGAACAATATAATGAGAAGACTGGTGAAGACGAGTCTGGAGTTATGTTTGGAAGCCAGTTCATGTCTGTAAATCAATTGCTCAATGCCATTGACAGGGAAGAGGAGAAGCTAGAGCCATTACGTAGTCGCAGGTATGAGATTGATGAAATGTCAAAAAAACTTGGGGATACTGGTGGAGTCATTGAAGAAGTTCGTGGCAAGCTAGGGATCGAAGACGAATCAGACGAAGCAAAGGAGTATGAAACTCTTTTGAAAAATCCAAAGTTTGCATTAGTTCAGAATATCCTCCCAGAGTATGCAAATGAGTTAATTGAAATTTTAGGTCGTGCGGCAGTAACTAAATTGCCAGAGACTAAAAAATTAAATAAGAAGCTCAAGCGCAAAGCTCCCAAATCTAAAACATCGAACGTTTCATTAAATACAAAAGCTGCTCGTGAACCAAAACGATCGAACAGTGTTAGTGTAAAAGTTAAAAAACTGCAAAAGATCATCAGTGATCCGAGGCAAACAATCGCTGCTCGGCGCGACGCTGACCAGCAAATTAGAATCTTAAATAGAAGTTAAAATTATGGCACAAACATATTCAAGTACAGTCGGTAATCGCGAGTCTCTCCGCCAAACAGCGGAACTCCTTGCAGCCGACATTACCCCAGTAACAGGTTTGCTGAATCACACAGCAACCAAAAACAAGCGCCCTCGCTGTCTCATGGACAAGCTGAAGGCTGTAG